CCGTAGGTGAAGGTCTTTCCCTCAAAAGTCACGGTCATGCCAGTCAAGGATTGGTTGCAGTCGCAGTCGCCAGCGCGGCAAAAAGACTTTTTTTTAACTGTGACGGATAGCCACGGAGATTGGTTCGACTCGGTCAAGGGATACTCGTCGGTTTTCCATGCATCGCCCAGCTGAGGATCCGCACCACCATCCCCACTCCACTCGTGAAGAGTTCCGGATGCCGTCACTCCTTGGCTTCCGATGGATAGCCCAAGCTCGCTGGGCAAATGCAAGGCCGAACGATTGTCAAACGGCGGGCAGCACCAAAGCGCAGAGTCGGTGATGCACTGAGCAGGCACGGTAAACTCTGCAGTCGAAGTGTCGCTCAGCAATGTATAGCTCAGCGACCGTTCGTCAGATCCATCAGACATTCGCACGACCTGCCGGATGCGAACGTCAAAACCCCACAGCGGTAAATCTCCTGGTGCTTTTGGGCATATAGGAAATCCAGATATTTGCAACTTTGTGGAATACGTTACGCCTAAGTTGGGGCCAAAGGATCGGTCGCTAACTCCAAGATCGACTAAGAAATTTCTATAGTCAGGCGCAGCCCCTGCGATATTGTGATCAAACTCTAGATAAATGTTGTCCTTAAACCGGCCATTGAAAGCGTCCCACGATAGATGCGCTGTCCCAGGCGTGCCCCCAGTAAAGCTTTCAGTGATAAGGCCATACGGAAACGAAATCTCCAAAACTGTCGACTTGTCCGGGCCAGCAATTGAAGTGCACCTAAAGGGATCAAAACCTTGAAAAATGGGCCGACAAGTCGAGGTTAGCGTTTCCTGGGAAAATCCTGCCCCTGAGAACTCCCAGTAATATGCGCATGCGTCTGGGCACCAGCACTCTTCCGGGTTAGACGGACGACAGCAGCAATCTCGTAGCCCGCCGGCTAGCTTGAGCAGTTTGGTGCCGCGGCGAAACAAGCCCATCAGGCAGTTCTCTCAAGCACTGAGACAACAACGTCGACGGTGTTGCCACTGCCGACAGAGATCTGCACGTCGTCGTCAGTCTGCAACGGCAGGGCAGCCAACAGCATCTGCTTGGCTTCGGAGGTTGCCAGCGTAGCAAAAGGAACGATATAGAACGCGACGGTATCAAGCAGGGCCTGCACTGTGACAGACGCAGTGCTTGAGCTGTCGAGATTAGACACGACAATCGAGTTGATGAGCCTGGTGCCGGTCACGGCTGAAACGACACTGGTGTTCGTGGTGGCCGTTACCTGCGTCCCATAAAACTTGAATGTGTCTGGCATGTGTCACCTTAAAAAAAAGTTGATTTGCTCTGCCGACGCCGCTTCCGCATCACATTCCGTAATTGTGACGCCCGCAGTGGCGACTTCGCGGCTCGGGGCAAGCACGCCACGACATGCAAACTCTAGAGCGTCAGGCTGCAGAGTGACATTCGTCAAAACGGTATTGTCGGAGAACTGAATGTTGACGAGGTGCCACGTGCTGCGATCTTTGGCGATCGCACAAAATGTCGGCGTTTGCGTGTCGTCTGACAGCACTGGCACCGGAAATAGAATGTTGTTCACATTGAGCGTCTGCGTCGAGTCATAGACAGTAACAGTTTTGAAAGTGTCAATCTCCCAGGCACCAGTAAAGGCCGCCATTCTAAACGTGCTGCCCCCGCCGCCACCGATTCGCGGCTCAAACCGCAAGGGTTGCGCGCCACGGTTGCCAGCCTCAACCTTGCGGACCACGCGAGCGATCCGCTCGGCCGAGCTCTTGGTAAACGCCACGCGTTTTGTGCGGGCACTGCTGCCGTCTGGGCGTGGCACGGCTACTCTCCGATGACGAGCACTTGGATGGTCCCAGTGGATGCCGTCGAAGCAGCGGTAGCCGCCAGGGTGTAGGTCACGCTTTCGTCGCGTCGAAAGAGTGCTGCTTCGCCGGCCTCAAACCTCATTATCTGCACTGGCAGCGACGTCTCGCCGATTGCGATGTTGGCGGCGGTGTGCCCGCTGCTTTCCCGCAGATATACCCAGGTAGCTGTCGCCGTCGAAAATGGCGTCGCTGCGAGAATGTTGACGGCATTCGTTCCGACGGTGTAGCACTCGGCCAGCACAGCCTCGACGCTGCCGGTCGCGTATGAAGACAGCGAAACTTGCAGCTTGGGCGGTGTCTGTGACGATTGGTTGTTCGTGCAGAAATCGACGGTGTAGTCGTTACTAGAAACGGCAGGAAGTTCTTTGTCTACTGCGATGCGGATGGCACGGGTCAGTTCTGACATAATAAAACCTAGAAAGGTGGTGTTCCAAAAAACGAGTTAAAGTCGACCTCGGGGAAGACGCGTCGCTCGAGGCGGCGAACATCGACAGTTGGGTCTTCCTCAATGTCTCCGGTGTCGGTCAGCGGTACAGGCATAGGGCTGTCCACCTTGTCGCCGTCCTCGTTCAGCACATAAGACCTTTTCCGCTCGCTGCCTGACTTGTAGGTGTAGCCAACGTCTGGCACAAACAGATTCCAACCTTGTTGGCGATAGACCAGCTCGGTCGTTCCGCTCCAATAGCGGATCTCCACGTCGTTGACTATTTCCACTTCTTGCTGCGAGCTGACGCCCTGGCACTGCCACGTGTGCGTCTCGCCTCCGAGGTAGTTGGCGTCGTTGATTGCCCCAGTCACCGCCGACGCCAATGACAACGGGAACGTCGGGCGATTCCACGAAATGGTCGCCCTGACTTCGCCAACCAAGGTCGTCAGGCCGGGAATGAACTCGTTGGCAGAGTTTACGAGCGGCTGGATGTCGTTGTTACCGCTGCCCTCGTAATAGTAGAGAGCCGGCACCTCGGCTCCGCTCGTGGCAAACGACCACACGTCTGGCCTGGCGAGCGGATTGGGGTCCAGGTCTTCCTGCTCGATGACCTCATACGAAAAGGTGATTGTCGCGTAGTGCCGATCGTTCTCGGTCAGGTTGGCGTCGACCATCCGCAGAAACCCGTACTCGGGGTGCGGGGCCAGGTGGAAGATGCCGACAAACTGGGCGATCTCGGCCACCGTCGACGGCCCATCCATCGTGACGGAAAAGACCCGCGACGCCGTCGGGCTCTCGCCGAAGCGATGCTGCAGCGTTCTTCCAACAAGCTCTCGTGCTGCCAATACGCCCATCGCTACCTCGGAATATTAACGGTTTGCGTGGCGTTCTTTCGCTGCTCTTCGGTGTTGCGATCCACGGCAGCAACAAGCTCAGCGTTGCCGGCCGCTGTTCCGTCGGCCACTGAGCCGGCGACGTCAGGAGCGTCAGGCTGAGCGTTGACGAGCGAGATGCCGTCTTCAATTCCTGCTCGCAAGTCGCCAAAGAACTTTGCCGTCGTGGCCCGGATTCCGCCGCTGCCAGATTCAAGCTCTTCAAGACGACGACGCTCTGCAGGCGACAGCTCTCCTCCTAGCTGGTCGAGAGCCAAGGCGGAACCGCGTCGATTGCGGCCGGACGTTGAGTCGCGCCTATCCTGAGCCTCCTGTCGTGCCCGTAACTGATTAAGCTCGCGCTCGTCCTCCGTTTGCAAATCCACGCCTGGTATCAGGTCGATCGCTTTGCGGATATTGTCGGCAACGGAAATGATGGTATCGACGATGAACGCCAAGCCGGCCAGAAAGTTGTCGGCAAACGTCAGCAACGCGCGGCCGATAAACTCGCCAATATTTTGGACGCCAAGGCCCTTGATGACATCAAGGATTTTGTTTGCAAAATTCTCGACGGCCGGAGCCAGAAACGTCGTCACCTGCTGAACGATTTTTTCAAAGGCAAACGCCACACGCCCAAGCCTGTCGTTCATGCTTTCGACGGCCCCGACAGCGTCGCGGCTGAGAGTACCACCAAGCTCGGCGGCTTCGGATCGCAACTCACGTATGCGGTCGCCGCCCAATGCAAGCGTGTTCGTAAGCTCTCTCGTACCCCGCGCGCCAAAGATTTCATTCACGGCCGCAGCTCGTTCCGCCGGATCTTCGATGCCTGCTACGGCATCTGCAACAGCTTCAAACTGATCCTCGGGCGACAGGTTTGCCAATTCATCGTAAGTCAGCCCGAGCCGCTCAAACTTCTTGTTCATCTTGTCGGCATCGGTTGCACCTTTGCCGATCTCAATTTGCAGCTGGGTAAAACTTTTGGCGAGACGTTCAGTCGAAGCACCGCTCTCAGCCGCCACCAGCTGCAACTGCTGAATAGCCTCCACAGACAAGCCGGTCGCGCTCGACAACTTGCCGATCTCGTCGATGGCCTGGCGGCTGCCGTCAAACAAATCCTTTGCCGCCCTGGCTGCCTTCATCAAACCGCTGGCGACGGTAGTGATGCCCGCAATAAACGCCTTGGCAATCTCGATGTTCTTCAAGACGCTCAGATCACTGCTGGCCTTTTTTCCGCTGTCGGCCATCTGGTCGAGACGCTTGTTGATGTCTTGGACCGCTGTGCCCAGCTGTGCCGTGTTGGCACTGATCTGCATCGCAAGTCCGAGGGCCGTGCTCATTTGCCTAGCATTCTCTTGAGTCGCTTGAGCTCGTCGTGCATCTGGTGGCGGTGCTGCGGCGGTTGCTCAACTGGGATGAAGTCCTTCGGTTTCGGCTCGCGGCCACGCTTGGCGTGCGGTGCCAGGACGGCACTGGCCACAACTCCAGTCTGCTGCCACGGGTCGACGAGCGGCCGGAAGAATCGGTGGTATGCCATCCAGTGGGCGAGCTCATCGCAATCAAGGGCCTCTATCTCTCTGAGTGATTTTCCAAGGTGCCCAGCCAGCTGCAGCATAAAAAGCTTTACTGGCCGGGCGTTGATTCCCCCGCCAGCTCTCGGATGTCCGCCTCCGACATGCGGTTATATTCCAGGGCCTTGTCGAACAACGGCCCGAGCACCGAGCTCGAGAGCTTGCCGACGGCCTCGATCTCGTTGTCGTCAAACAGCCGATTGCCGTCGGCGTCGCACAAGACAAACGCCAGATACATGCTGCGCATGTCATCGACGGTGCGGTCTCGCACATGTGCTACCGTCTGTTCCCAGACGTCACGCTCCCGGATCGAGATGCACCGAATGTAGACGTCTACATTTTCGACCGTCACCTTGAGAGGCTTCTTGCCTCTAGCCACTCGCTCAAACTCTGCCCGAAGTCCCATGCGTCACCTATGCGATAAAGCGAAACGTCATCGTGTAGCGAGTCACGCCGTTGACTTGACACTGCACGCTTAGACCCTCACATACTGCGTTAGTCGTCAAGGCTGCGCCGCCCTCTGTGACAGACAGGACGCCAAACTTGCCATAGGTGTCGGTCGTCATGCCAGCGACACCGTAGGCCGTGAGCGTCAGGCTGCCGGGCGAGTCCTTAAAGACGGGCGCGCCCGTTGCTCGCCCGGTGGCTGGCCCGCCGCCATAGTCCCACGACAGATCAGACACCTCTGCAAACGTTGTCCCATCGAAGGTGACGACGAGACCCGTTGAGTAGGTTGCCATGCCGGGCCTCCCGGCTCAGGTGATCCGCACGGTCGCGGATCCCCGCACGACGTCATTGACGGCCAGGGTGACGCTGGACGAAAGCACAGTCGCGTTGCCGCTCAAGGCGACGGCCCCTGTGAGCGAGTATGTACCAGTCGTGCCACCGGCCAGCTGCGTGGTCCCGATGTAGTCAAAGCTCAGCTCTTTGCCCGTCTCGCCGGTCGCCGAGCCGATCAGCGGCCTAGCCACCGTAAGGATTTCCTCGCCGGTGGTCTGGCCCAGGTGGCTGACGTCGATTCGGTCGCTTTCGCCCGAGACGTCGGTGAAGTTCACCGTCACGCTGGTGAGCGTGAACGTACTCGAGCCAATCGTCAGTCCAGTTCCCGAAGAATCGTGCGGCGTTGTCGCCATGTGCTAGCTCTCCTGCCACCAGATGTCGAAGGTCAAGGTGATCTGATACGCGGGCGGAAGGTCGCCGCCCTGCAGCGTCACGAAGTCGTCTTGCTCGTTGTCCAGGGCCACCTGTGACACTGTGCAGCCTAGGGCAGAGCCGCCGTATCCATCCAGAGTCGAGCGGATG